CAGGACTTCTTGTTGTCTCGGCTCTCACACTCCTAAGCCCGTTCCCTTCTGCAAAAGCAACCACACGACTAAACAAACTACGACTTACATGCGGATACTTTTCACTAAACTTCGGTTCGACAAACGCCTGATGCAGAAACAAATAATCCCGACCCATCGGAATCCACGCTATAACAAATGCTCTTACTTCGACCTTGTGGTTCTCTTCTTCTGTGGCTAGGAGAAACAACAAATCCGCTGGATTGCTCTCCATAAATGCCTTGAGTTCCATCTGTGTTTGTGCACGGCTTACTCCGTCATCGTTCAATAATTGATCACGGATTAAATCCACTGCCTGCGGGTTGGTTACTCTGAACACATTCATTCTCGTAAATCCCTAATCTGAGTATTTCTATTCCAAACTCAACTATAGTATTCACTTACCCACTCCACTCGGTCTGACGACGGTTGCGTAGTCCATATCATCGTTTTGTCCCATGTAGGAACTGGGTCAAATTTTCCTACGAGCCATCCAATGTGATGTTTCTGCTCTGGCCACAGTCCTAAGTGTGTGTTGTGACGAATCCGAGCGTACGTATCCTGCAAGTCCTGTACGGTGGTGTCGTGATCCGGCTTGCGTTTATAAATGTGTCCACACACCACACCTGGATGATAAACAAGCTTACCACCACTAAGCCAGAATTTCAGCGAGGTCTCAGGCCCAAGCCCACCGTACCGTCCAAGCTGTGTGTCGAATCGTCCCAACTTTTCGAAGTCACTTCTGTGCATAAACAACCCACATCCCGTGTTAGCCATCGCGGGACGCACATTAGTATGTTCTGTGTTCCACCACTTCTCAACTAAGTCCGAGTTTAGATACGCCGGACCGTTACGATGTCCAGTAAGTTCAAACTTGTCATTCATTCCCACGATCGAAGGAAACACCAGAGTACCCTCACTACATTCTGCCTTCATCTGTTCGTCCCACCCATCACTCAGCGTACAATGTGCATCGAGTTTCATCAGGTACTTCGCTCGAGTTTGCATCGAGAGCCTGTTCAGTATCACCCTCAATCCCTCGTTCGACGTGTCATATTGTGTCCGGAATTCTACTTGACCTCGAGCACTCTTTTGCACTTGTTCGATTGTCTCGTTAAGATGCTGTTCATTTATTGTAGCCGATATAAGAACACATGTCGTGTCATCCTTCCCCCAGTGTCCATCCGGGCACCACTCACTGGCCCAGCGAACTTTGCGGTGCATCCCACATCCGCACACCTTACATGATCCCTTACTGTCTCCTTTGGGTTGAAACTGCCCAGTCGGACAGGCCTTGCAGATGTTCCAGCGTCGTTCAGCTTCGTCTCCAGAAACAGCCAGTGGCTGTCCCTTCATCAATCTTGCTCCTTGCCTTTTAACAGCCTCGGCGAGTCCCTTAGTCTTAGGAAGAAATCCCAAGCCTTTTTCCGTTTCTTCCAATATCTGTTGTGATGTCAGTTTTGGCCCGTGATATTTATCACAATGATTAATACAAACACCAAACGAAGGACTTCCACCAAACAATCCAAGTTGGCACAGGCCACCATCCTCAGCGTTTCCTCTGCTCCAATATTTACACTCTACTTCAAACATATTCTATGTTACCACAAAATGGTAAGATGTTTCGCCAGTACAATCGCAAGCAATATCATCAACAACGGGCAACCCACTGTAAGTTCCTGTTCCCGGACAACCACCACTGTCTGCTACTGGCCCAAGGCCAAGGAAACCGCAACCACCAGTAACAGTGTCCAGATCAGGGCATCCATAAGAAATAATCCAATTGTTCGTTGAATCACTATCGTGGTCATAACAGCTTATTGCCCAGCATCCGGGATTAAACCCACAATAGCGAATAGCTGTTGCCCAACGACATCCTGATCTTGTCAATACAGCCGATGCACAAACAAATCCGTCACAGTCTGCTGTTAAACCATCATCAACCGTTTCAACCGAGTAAGTAGAAGAACAACTACTGCAATCACTGGGACAGCTTCCATCCGCAGCGGAGGTTGTTGTGGTTGTTGTAGTTGTTGTCGTTGTTGTTGTAGTTGTGGTTGTCGTTGTTGTAGTAGTTGTAGTAGTTGTGGTCGTAGTCGTCGTAGTTGTTGTCGTTGTTGTAACACACGTATATGCTCGCTCTGCTGACTTGTCCCAATATGCTCGAGTGTAGCCTTGACCTGCGACATCCGCTACCAAACACTCCCCACTGTATGCATGCTGAAACGTACATGCATCACCTACAACATAAACTGCATCCGGAATCCAATAACCCTGGTCCGAATCAAACTGAACTATCTCATTACCTTTGTGCCATGTAGCGAATGTCTTTACTGCACCACACAGACAATCTCCACTTCCATCTGAGAAATCTTTTATTGTTGTCACGGTAAACCAATCGTGCTGCGTCCAAAGTACTGTATGCCTACATACGAATTAGTTCCAAGTTCCCAACACAAAAGCTTGCCACCCACATTCATTGTTTCCTCAAAGTGATGCAAGTCGATAAGATCCAACACTGGGGCATTATCAGCCACGGTCAAGTCCGCGTCCGTGCCTGCCTGAATCTCCCTTACAATACAATCATAAAACGGAGCATGGTTAGTCCCAATTACTTCGGCATGGTAGGGCGTTCCAGTTCCAGCTTCACCACCAAACACCCTGCGTAAGTTTTCTTCTATAGTCCGTGTGAGTTCTTGCAAATACGACGCCAATTGTGGATCCAAGCCCGGCGGTATCATGGGCATCGGCACATGGAGTAAGTTTATAAGTTCCCGTTTATTTCTATCAGTTCCCATCTAAGTGTCGTGAACCCCACGGACGTACTGTGATACTTAGTACGCTTATTTCAGTGTTGTAGGAATCCTCAGGGATATCAATTCTAAACGCAATAAACCTCGCAACCAAGTCAAACGGATGGCGGATTACCGAAGGATTATCTTGTTTAGCAAATGTCTTTATTTGTTGCCACGGTTCGTCTTCTTCAACTTTATAACTAAGGGTGAAACGCCCTCCTTTGTAACGAAGTTCAATTTCATTGATCCGACCAAACTCACCATACGCAACACCCCTCTGATCAAACGACCCTGTAGAACTTCCAAGCGGTTTCATGTCCGTTTCAACAAACGCCGAGAACGGCACGCCTGCATCATCCCCTGTCAGGTTTGATTGATCGATGTACTTTCCACTCGCCGTGCCCATGACGGGACCGAATCCACCACCTGTGAATTCGACTTCGTTGAGCCTTGCTCCTCCTTGATCGTCACACGGTGCTGGGAACATTTGCTCGACTGTCCGACACGTCCCGTCTTCATTAGGTGGCCAATCGCTAACACGCAGGCAAAGGGGACTAGGAGTATTATCATCAGCAGGATTACCATCATCGTCAAGACCAGTGACGAGAGTCCCGCCACGCCTTGCTGTACCAACTGCACTAACTTCATCACCAAGCTCCCAATGAGTCCACGTGTCACGCAAATAATGATACATAAATGCAACCTTACCATACTCAGTTGACACCGTTGGCAAGTAGAAAATAACCTGATCCCGTTCAGGAATATGCTGAGCTACAATGCGGTCTTTCTTGCGTGCATCAATTGTACCCAAGAACCGTTGGATGATCCTATCACCAATCGGTCTGGGGTGTAAGCCTCCATCATACAAAAACACATTGTCCTGTCCAGCAAAAATATGCACTCCACCAATGTCCGTCACAGCATTCGGCCCAAGCAACCCTGTTCCCTGCACGCGTGTATCAAACGACCAAATTGCGGTGGTGGGAATGGGATCCATTATAACAATACTCCTGTCGAAGTATATCGCCATATGATCCCCGAGTTTAATCAATCTGAGCAACTCACCCCTGGCATCCGCCAGAATGTATGAGCCTTGATCCCCTGCATCACCCTGTCGCTTGCTGAAATCATCCTGTAGTAAATCTCCCCATACAATTCTGTTTCTGAACCACGTACCATCAATATTATAATTCGCACACACTAGATGATCGTGATAATACGCAATCTGCTTGGCCCCTAAAAAGTTCCCTTCGTCAATGAACCAATCAACATTGATCCTTGCATTAGCTCGTACTTCATCCTCAGTTTCCGCAGTAGTAAGCTTGCCTTCAGTGAAATACAGTGTGTGGTCCAAACTATCAGACGACTCAAAGGGAAGTCCATTAGTAAAATACAACTTAGGCTGTGCTGTGGTTGTATCCGGTACGAGTGCCATCGACATATATGAAGGCAACGTCGTCCGAAACATCTGTATCCGTTCCTCTGTGTCCGCCAGTTCAAACAACGAGTGAAACTCACCCGTGTTGGGATCATGTACCAGCGAATGTTTGTTTGTAAATACCGCCTCGACGAAGTTTCCACCAGCATCCTGAAAGCTCTTGATACCAGTAATAAGCTCACCTTCAATATCCCCTGTGAATCCATCAAACTGACCCACACTAGTCGAGGTCTCATACACCCCAACATTATCTATAGCTCCACTGAAACCTGTGCCAGTAAACTTAATCTTTGAATCCGTTAGCGTCGCAGGCGTAGTAATGAACTCCGTATACGAGTTCGTTCCTGTTGTGCTGCGTGATGTTCCTGCAGTACCACCCAGCGTAGGCTGAACTGATCCTGCACTCAATCCACGTACCGTATAATCCACGATGTACTTCGTGCCAGCTTTAAGATCACTCAGAGTCTGTTCTAAGTCCGCACTTGACGTTGTGGCATCGGCTTCACTTCCATCCCAACTCCAACCAGAACCAAAGGTCCAATCCGTATCATTGTCGAGAGCCAACAACTGGACGTGTGAAACATACCACGTGCCACTAGTCTCGGTGGAACTATCTATGGTTATTTTTCCACTAGACCCCGTTGCAGTCGCCGAAAATATCTTGCGATAAAACGCCCACGTGTTAGCAGTAAGTCCAGTCAGTGCCTCGTCAAACTCATCCCCTGCATCATCACCTTTCCTCACAGCAATACTTACTTCATCACTTGGCGGAACATACACCACAGTGAGCATATAGTACGTTCCACTCGTCAGACTAAACGTATCGCTTTCGATTCCATCATCCGCTGTAGTTGCTGTAAACTGCTGAGTAACAAATGCCCCAGGCCTGTCAGGGTGACCTGTGGAAATCATCACAGCTGTTGCACCACCCGTGGCAGTCCAGTCTTGTGCGGTTCCTTGTTTATATACTTCGATATCATCTAAATACCATGATCCCGATGTGCGAGTTCCAGCATCAAACTGAATATAGGCGTTTGCTCCCCCACTCGCAGCACCTTCCACAAACACCACAACAATGCGATTCCACACATTAGCTGTGAGAGTGTGGGATTGATCGTACAAATCTACTGTGTCATTTCCATTACGAACCAGAACTTGAATCGACGTTATGTCAACAGGATACACCCATCCTGTGATCATATAAACACCATCATTAGCTGTAGTAAATGTGCTGGATTTGACTCCGTCATCCGCCGCCGATACTTGTAACAACCCTGAGCCAGTACTACTATTCAACACACCCGTAGTGTGTAAAACTGTAGTGTTGCGTGCGATAGTACCTGTACCCACAACACTCCAGCCATCTAGTGGCTCGTTTTCGAACCCCCCATTCGTAATCAAGTCCGAGCCTGTGCGTGATCCTATTGAAGTCCATGATCCCGTCGGAACAACAATCGGAGCCTGCTGGGACCACTGAGCCTTGAAGTCAGGTGTCTTAACAAGGTTGAAACCTCGATCAGGCACAACTGTCGTGTCGGTTTCCTTAACACTTATCTCATTCACAGTAAAGTCCGTGATGACACTCTCACTAGTGTTGTTGACTTCGAGCTTCACTGTAACAGATGTTGCAGCTGCGGTGGTTGCAACAAACGACGTTGTGAACACCCCGACCCGATCCAGTAGCATTTGCTCTAGCACAACACTCGCGTTGTCTGTTATTGTGAGCTTTCCTCGACCTCCACCATGTTCACTCACAATCGCCTGAAACCGATATGTGTTAGTTGCAGTTATCCCCGATGTGATGTTCTGGCTTATGCTGAGGGTAGTTGGTACTGTTGAATAGAAATTCGCAGCGTCATTGCCTGTGCCACCATAAAGCTCATCAAATGCTACTTCGCTTACTTCTGCAGTTCCGCTTGTCTCGCCTGCCAAAGTCCAATCATCTGGATCATCTGGAGTGTCATCCCAATCAAGGAAACTCCCATTAGCAAGCAAATTCAAGTCCGTTACAACCCCCGTAAGCGAACCTCTCCTCTTGGCATACCCTGGACGCTTAGCAAACCGTCCAAAGTTAAACGTAACATTATTAACTTCCCTTGTGAACCCCGTGGGCATCTGGGATTCTTCAGACAAAAGGTCCATCCCTTTGTCCCACGGATGCAGGGCTATTTGTCGTCCTGTAGGCATTATCCTGGATCTTTTCTGTGGTTTGTTTTTATTGCGATGTAGTAAAAGTTCGTACCAGCCGCACCATTGACACGATCATGAGTATGTGGAAAAGTAATTATATCACCACTAACAGTTATGTCTTTGTTACCAGCACTCGTATCATAGTGACCTCCATCCATACGCTTTGTTGCATTCACTTCCGAATTCCAGGCCACCGCCGAATTGGCTGTGTCATTCCATGCCAGAATAAAATCAGGAGCAAAACCAATATCCGCAGTTTGATCAGCAGAGTCAGAACACGTGCCCTGGCCATGAGCTGCACATGCTATACCACCATCACCCGCAGCGTCAACCGTAGCTTCGTCTTGCTCAACATCCGCTGAGGTCAGTACACCGATCTTAGTTGCATTATCTTCTTTACGAATTGCATCTTTGAACGCTGTGGCAGCACCCAACGCGGTGATCTTATTATCCGATGCATCCATGTTGTCATCAAGAGTAAGTCCCTTAAAAGGCACGTTGTTTGTCGTAACATCATCTGTGCCACTCTCTAAAACAATCGAGCCTTTAGTTTCATGTGCTGTAGATGCAAGCGTCAGATCCTCGCTAGCCGCTGTACCACCATTTATCGTCTGTCCTGATGCTCGACCTCCCAGTAAAACCAAGTTCGAGTATTCATTCGCTCCTGATATGGCCCCGACAATCGCCACTTCAGTCCACGTCGTACCATTGATGTAATACAACCCATCACTATCTGTGTCAACATACAGTCTGCCTTCGTCCAAATCTGAATCAATTGTGCTACGTGCAGAGTTATTCGTTGCCAGTCCAGTCATGTTTGCAACTTGTACTGATGGCAAACCACTGTCTACAAATGCTCTAGCTGATCCAGCTTTATGAACACCACCAAAATCTCCAGGCCTACCACCATCAGGAGTATCAGTCAGAAAACTATGTTCCTGCTGAGCTCGATGAGCAAGTTCATCCCGAGCCTGACGAATCTCACCAGGAATATCCTCACCACACATCGTGTCCTGTGGCAAGTTTATGTCCCACGTTGTTGTTTCTGGTACTGCAGTTGTTGTACCCATTAGAACTCCTTACGGATATGCCGTCTGTAAATCACTTAACGAGAAAATATTATCCTCGTCGCTTCTATCATTAGCCCGATCAATACTGAGGGGTCGTGCCATAAACTTGTGTTTAACTGCAGGTCTACGCATGTCCTTACTCATAGCAATAGCCAACGCACGCTCATATAGTTGTAACGATCTTGTAGACTCCTCTTGCATCCCTAACGATTCAAAAACCCAATGAGCACCGTAGTGCACAAGAGCATTATCAATCAACGGAACCGGATTCTGATCCGTGTCAGCCGAGTCAAATGTTAAAGGCTGGTCCACAGTCAAATGAATCGTATATGCATCATCAGCAGGAATGTTTATTTCTACGCTGTTGACACAAATCGCACCATACTTTGGCTTACCACTTTGCGTCCCGCTGCGATCCCGATCCGGGAAATGCCTGTTAATCCACTCCAATGTCTTGATGAAAAACGGATACGTTGTTTGGGGCGACGAAGTAAGTCTAAGTCTGGCACCCAAAATACTATCATATCCTGTTGCTGTGAACGTACCTGACGTAGCCGCCGATGCAATACTCACAGTTTTTTCGGCACACATCTCACGCCAAGAATACCTGTCGAGTGCCTCTTTGAATCCCTCATTGATTCCATCATCAGCGGTAGAGTCAAAGTCGTCTCCGGTTTGTTTGCCTGTTCGACGCCCAATCCGATCCCGTATTACGCTTCTGGCTAAACCGGTACCTACACCGGTCGCCGCAGTCATAGTTCCTGAGCCAGCCATTAGCTTACAGTCTCCGTGTCATAAGTGCCTTGGTCATCATTCCAACCCGACTTGTTCTTCCACACATAGACCGTACCGGCATCGAGGTTAAACGTAACCTGACCATTTTGATTCGTTCGCCCCGATGCCAGTATGTTTAAGCCTGCTGTATCCGATGTTACCCACACATCGACGTCCGCAAGACCCAGTCCGGTAGCACTATTTGTAACAGTGTAAGTCCAGCTAATTGCACCTGCACCCAATGTACCACTCGTCGTGGCATTAGCAATTCCCTCAAGTGAATCTGTTGTGGAAACAAAGTCACTCGTATCACCTGTCTTGGTCATGATGTTCGACAAGATCGTGCCATCTGGAACCTCAGTAGTCATATCCGCATTAGACGCCACTGGTGTCAAACTTAGATGATCCAAATTATGTGCCACAAGCGAATCTGTTACTTCACTCTCTACCTCAGCATCCCAACTCGAGTTCCATGGCACTGCAGTAAGTCCATCCCCATCGGTTCCAAGATAATCACTTATCGCCGTGTCCACTGTGGCATTGACCATCAGAAGCAAATCCGTCTCCCCGGGTGTGTTGGATGAGTAACTTATTCCTGCACTACCTACCGGACCAGCAGACAAGCTGATACAATGTGTATTGGCTGAGGCAGTTATTTCCAAACCATTTCCACTATTTCCAGTTAACTTGATTGCGGCCCCGCCACTACTACCAGCAGACTCAAGACCAGATCCCGAAGTTCCAGCTTCAAGTTTTAGTCCAGATCCAGTTCCGTTTCCACGAGAATAGATGCCGTGTTGATTTGTTCCTGGAGTAATGTCGATACCATCTCCACTATTAGCAGAAATAGTGATTCCATTCCCTGCCGTTACACCTCCAATGACGGTTAGACCATCCCCGCTTGTACCACCAGCAAGTTCGAGTCCTGCACCTGATGTGTGTCCTGTGAATATGACAGCAGGACTTCCCGAACTACCAGAAGTTACAGTTATACCACTTCCAGAAGAAGGAGTAATAGTCAACGTGTTCCAGTCCACGTCCATTGAGCCATCCTCGAAGTTCGGCACCGTATTGAACCTTGCTCGGGTTACTTTTACATTAGCCGTGGTACTCTCGATACGAATATTGCCTGCATCACAGTTACTCTCAGATTGAGTCAGTTCGATGTAATAAACCCCATCTTGATCGTCACTGTCCAACTCCGCCACATTGTTCGTTAAACTGCCTGATGCCGCATTATCAAGACTGATTTTCTTGGTAGTCATGTTAGCCGCATCACCAGTAACATCTTCACCCGTGATCTCATTAAAAGCATCAAAGTAGATGTATTGACCAGTAGTGTTTTTACGAATAACTTGCACGTCAGACATGTCTACGTCTCCGTTTGGCTTCGGTCATCCCGTTCATATTCTCAGGGCCAAAGGTACCCCGATTGCCCCAGAAGTCAGGAGCGGCTCCGTAAAATCCGTCCTCCCTATTCTGGTTCCTATAATCAGTTGCGCTCACCGGACCCCAGTTGGTCGTATTACCATCGCTCAGGAGGACTGAGGCTGGTAGGTAAGGATCTAAAATGTCGTTTCCGAGATTGGCCGCATTCAACAAGCGATTCGATAAATTAGATGCTGTATAGATGGGCAAGATAACGTCATGGTCCCACGTATCCTGCTTAGACCAGATCCCATCACTCGCACTGTCCTGAGCTTCAAAATAGCAATCCTTGAAAACATAATACGGATACGCCGTGTAGTTATTAAAAGCATCAATCAAGTAGTTAATAAAAGCGCATTTGTTGAAAACAGCCCCGCCCCAAGAGTTGTTGAAGTAAACAGGATAATTACCAACCCCTAGCGAGTCAAACACACATTGCTCAAAATGAGCACCATTTCCAGTGTTCAGTCGCATAGCTCCGCCATTGGTATATTGACCTCGGAAGTGACACCTAAAGCAATAGAGTCCCGCAGACTGAACATCGAAACCATACCAGCTAGTACCAGCATCGTCGTACACATCGCAGTCAATAAGAAACACCATGTCGGCATCGGACTGCATCTGCCAAGGATAGTTATCTCCGTCACGGACAGCGCAGTTCACAAACCCGAACAGGTAGGACTGCAACATCGCGCTCGATGTCATGCTTATTCCGTTCGTCGCGTTCCCGCCGTTGCAGTCAAACTCAAAGTTGTACCAGACCACCCGATCAGCGTCCGAGGTGTAGTTCAGCATCCTTGTAATCGACTGGTCCGCCTGAATGACGAGCCGCGTCCCGCGTGTCGTGATCGGATCGCCAGCCGCATCGCACCCAATAATCTTCAGCCAGTTATTATCCTGCGTCCCCGATGTCACCCACGGCGACCCGCCAGTCGAGACAGTTAATTCAGATGCACCTAATGCCCAGTTCGTGGTCGCGCCACTGTACCGAACATACACAGTCGTGTTGTCCGCATCGTTCGCTTGGTCGATGGCCGTCTGTAGGCTGTTCGCTCCGGTGATGTTCTGATAAGCGTCAGCCCAGCTCGTCCCGTCATTCGCCCCTGTCGCGTCGGGGTCAACATACCAAGTAGTATCAGCCACTAGGCACCTCTGCAACTACAGGGTTAATCTGCTTGTCAACGAACCTGATGTTGTCCTTTAGCCACTGAAATTCTTCTGCCGCCAGCTTTCTTTTAATCGTTTGAATCATGGCGATGTCTTCGCGTTTCTGAGCATACGACTTCAGTTTCTTTTTGAACTGGTCGATCCTGTCCGCAAACTGATTCAGATCCTCCACCGGAATCTCCAGCACAGTGCCGATCTGCACCGCCGATGCCGCCTCAATCTGGGCCACGGTCACATCCTTGGCGTCAACAAACGCCTTGGCACGCTCAAAGATTTCGCTAAAGTTGCTCACTGAATCCTAAAGCTCCCGCTGTCCCTTGAAGTCCTGATAAGATTTACTCCGTAACGACCCAATAAGTTCGACCATCTCCCTCATCGCCGCCGTGTTGGAATCGATGCACTCCCTATACCTCTGATGCACGCCGTCGTGATTTTTGTGGCAGGTGTCGGCAATGACGGCAATGGCGTCAATAGTCTGTTTCCGCTCCTTTAGAAACATCCAGACAACAACCGACAACACACTTAGCGATGGGACCTGTGCCGCTATTTCCCATAATCTGTCTTCCATTGATGTTACTCCACTAGATGCAAAAACTTATTCAGCCAACGCAGTCCACGTTCCAGCGGCACGAGCAACACAGACATACAGATCGTTGTTGGTTGTATCGAAACAAAGCGACCCAGCGGCGATTGGAATCTCGCCAGCAGGATCACCAGCATTAGTATACAGCGTACCTATCTTGGCAGCCGCTCGCATCATTTCGTTTAATTTAGTACGCCCATAGCGTGAGGGCCCATTAGTGATCGTTGCGTTTTCTGCAATATCACTCAACAAGCCACCCGTCTCGCGTCCCAATATTGTAAAACTCGTTTGTTTCCTAATTGCCATCTTACTTATCCTTTATCAAGGGAAGAACATGTAATCCTTCCTCAATGTTACTTTCACCTTCAACGAATTTGAATCCATTTTCTAAAAGCGAATCAAGTTGCTTGCGATACACTCGCTCCGTGTAAGGATTCACATTATAAAATCTCTTGTCTTCTTCTGGAGTTCGCTCATAGTCATGGCATGCAATACAATCACCCGGACTGAGCAACCTCGAAAATTGTCGCATCTCTTGGGGCTTGTTACCACCATCACAATAAACAAACCGCGTTACATGTGGTTGGCCGGGTTCCAGAAATGCTTCCATAAGCATCCTGACACCTCTTGCATACTCATCACCCACAACCGTAATCACAGGCATTTTGGCCAGATCCAACATCGTCTCCATGTTCAATCCCTGAATCCTATCAATACTCAGTACAGTTTTGTTGGGATAACTCATGGCCCATTCACCTAGAGCCGATGTCATCATTCCACCACCCGTACCAAACTCCAATATACGATCCGGTTGAACAGAATCCAACAACCTGTGGATGCGTGCTATTTCATCCAACGAATGCAGTCCCACAGCGGTTCGATATAGAACCTCATACTTCCTGCGTGGATCTTCTTTCGTCTTATTCATAACACAGCCTCCATTACCATGCCACGCCCTGAGCCTTCGTCTTCAACCAACTGAGCATCCTTTAGAACACTCTCACGCCGAAACTCAGAATGATTCTCACAAGTAACTTCTGATCTGTTACCTATATGCGTGGCCTTAACTGATGGATCAACCCAAGCCTCGTATCCCATCGCAGCGACCTTTTCATAGAAGAAGAAATCCTCTGTGCCAGGGCCGTTACGTGAGAAACAGGGCTTAGGTATATCTCGCATCTTGTGGACGTCTAACAGCGACACACCCATACCATTACAGGACACTCTGAACGGCTCGTCGGGCCACTGTATAAGTTGGTTTGAGTGCCACTTCGGTCCAATGTTCTCGAACTTAAAGTCCTTGAACTTATACACCATCGGCAAGAAAGGATGACCTCGTTGATACGAGATTCCACTAGCCGATAGAATTTTGTCGTCATCCAAGAGAGGATTCAACTTCTCGAACGTGTCGTCCGGGATCAACGTGTCATCGTCGATAAACAGAATCCTGTCACAATCCTTCTTAAATGCAATCTCCACCGTAATATCACGTGCCCTGTCAATCGCACACCTATTCACACAACACAGCGAAACAAGGTGATTAGTTTTTAACTTCGCAATCAGCGGCACGGTGTGGAGAAAGAACTTCCAATAGACGTTGTCCAGTGTGGGAATTCCAACCATAATACGCATCGTTACACATCCTTACAGTGAATCCACACATCGAGTGTGGCATTAGTTCCACTATCAGTTATGGTAGCATTAGAAACCGATGCCCGGGATTCCATCAAAAGAATGTAACCCTCGGAGGCATTAGCACTCACACCACCCGACGCAATGGCTTTCACAGCACAATCCACGCCATTTGCGGCACCACCAATATCCCCAGCGGCAATCGCAACATTAGATGCACTGTTACGCACATACGCGTCGTCGTACCAACCTTCAATCTGAATCCATCCATACTCACCAGCAGCGATGGCACTCATCGCGATACCGGCCATATGGAACAAGTCCGCCGTTACAGGCTGCAAGACGTTCTCATGCATGTTCTCATTCTGTGAGAGATCATAACATACGAGATCACCAGCCCGTAATGCATCACTACTCTCGTCGTTTTGAACCCAACGATACCACTTATCACCTTCCTGACGAACAGTACCAACACCTTCTACATCAGTAGATTTGGTGTCCGTCAACGCGGTGAGAAACAGTTCTTTGAATCCCTGCGTAAATGTCTGAGCCACTTTAAGCTCCTTTCTCTAAAAAGTGTGTTCAAAAAATGAACACGGTTTACTCACTATCCCACTCGACACGGGCATTGAATCTCTTATTATATCCAAGAATCTGCCATGCCAAAATGATGTAAGCAACCTGTTCCAGCTGGCGTGATGGCCGCTGCCAATCAGTCATGTCGAACCACGCTTTGGGATCGAACACGATATCAAAGAATTCACTGTTCAGGAAAATCATCTGCGAAGCTTTGGTACGGCTCGACCACGTAATGGGCTTGCCACGGAAACGCAACACATCATAACCCAAATCGGCAAGACGTGTCGTCTCATCGCGAATGATCTGTTCCTTCTGAACAGCGAAGTCCTCAAAAATCTCAAACAACGATTGCGTAGTAATGATACAATCGGGGTTACTGAGCTGGGCACCCGTGGTATTAAACACATTACGCATGTCATCATACATCGTTGACGACGCAGGTCCAGTCTTAGTACCATACTGATTCTCACTACCAGCAGCAATCGTATAGTCCTGATTCTGCCACCAGGGGTTTTCCTGATCGATACCACCATAGGTTGTGGACGAACCGCTTACGAAGCGATTAGTTCCGTCACCATTATCGGGGATATAATCATAGATCGACAGCGGGTCTTTACTTGCGGCGGTCCAAGTTGCCTCGGCCATAATAACAGCCTCAATCTTCTGAACCAACGCATTACGAGCCGCAGTCAGCCTGGTATCAACATAGTCCTTGATCTTCTCGGGACCACTATTAACCTGATCATCAACGAAAGTCCGTGTCACTGGAACCTGAGTGTAACCCCAGTTGAACAGTGCTACGGTCTCGAGATCAGGCTCTTCGACCGGCAGAACATCGCCTTTAACAAAACCGGACGCAGTCTTCTCACCATAAAGAACCGTGCGTTCGATAAACCTTCCACCATTCTGGCTTTTGAACCGGTTTTTGGCTCGCAACAGAGCCGTAACCGGAGTCGCATCCAGGATGTTATCAATTGCTTCCGGACGTATCTCATACCAAGTATGAGTAAACTCGGTATTGAGGGTTTCCGAAAGTGTCGGTACACCAGTTGCCATTATGCAATCCTTTCATATCAGTAGCGGACGCCACGTCCCCACGGACGTTTTCCGGCCGCATCGTTTAACATTGATCTAAAACCTTCTGGACCATGACGCACTTCCTTCGGACGGGCTGTTTCCCTGTTGGCTGTGATCTGTAAGGGATACTCAGTCTCTTCCTGAGGATAAGGGCGAAACATTTCATCACCAAGCTTCGAGTGCTTGGCCAGGATGTAATACTGTTCAACCGTCAAGTTTGGTGTCTTGGCGTACTGTTGAGCCATCTCATCCTTAAACTCAGTAAAGTCCTCATACTTCTCACTCACAGCCTGAATGTCACTTGCCAGGACTTGCTGTTGAGCCTCTTCCCTTTCCGCGTCGCGTTGTTGTTTGAGGCTTTCGATCTCCGCCGTCAGCGGTTTCAGCAGTTCCTTCGCTCGTTCCTTCACCAACTGATCCGTCATCTGAAGCTGTTCTTGAGGCGAGGGAGCCGGCTTCTCTTCCGACGTATCCGTCTCGTCGGTTTGCATTCCTTGGAGAAGCGACTCCAGAACGTCCGGCTGTTCCGCCGGTGGTTCCGGTTCGCTTATCTGGACTTGCTTGCCTTCCTTCTGCATCTCCAACACCCTCTGAATTTCCGGATTCTGGAGGGACTGTGTCACCTGATCCATCTTCTGCGTCATTGTTTGCAGTTGCTCCTGCAATGCCTTCTCCGCTGGAGTCGGCTCTTGAGTCTCTTGGCCGTCGGCCGTTTTGTTCTCGTCTGCCATCATTAGCTCCTAATTTGTAGTTGAGCAAATTCGCTTGCTCGGTTGCAACAGTATTCAAAACATCCAGTGGTGTTACCACTTGAGAATTAATCTCATTTTCAGCATGTTTTAACGCTCTCTCGCGTTCCTTTAACTCGCGTTCCTTCTCTTTCATTTGTTTCTTGGACTGAGCATAGTTCGCCGCAATTTGCCGCCGCTCGTATTGAAACTGCCTCGAAACAAATCTCTGAGCCTCGTGGATTCGCTTTGGCATCCACAACCCAGTAAACTGGACACTCCACAGTGTCTTCGATTGGGGATCGTACTCCACAACTAAGCGTAGCTTATCGTTGGGAGTATAACTTTGTTCATTCATAACAATGCTCCGCTGGAAACCTTATTATCTTTACAGTACCGAGACAATTCCTCTCGAGTCTTAAAATGCATCGGCTTGTCTGCAATATGTTCCAGCGTTATCGGTCGCCACGTTGGTGCAGTGGGCGTTGTAGGTACGACGGACTGCTTTGCAGTTTCACCACATTCACACTCACAAGTTGCTCGATCATCGACCGAGTTCAACTCTCGGAATTCTCTTCCACAATGTTCACACTTATATTTATACAGAGGCACCTTGTGCTCCTTGTGCTGCTTGTAATGCCATTTGTTCTTGCTGAGCCTGATTCACAGCTTGGGCACCTTGCTGCAGAGCTTGGTCACTAAAGATGCGACCGAACTCAATATCAGCAAACACTCGTGCCAGATAACGCCGAAGCTCGACTTGATCCACATATGGATCCTGTGCAAAGAACTGGTACATCTGAAATGCTTCCATCCTACGACTTTCGGGATCACGGGGTTTATCGAGGCCGAAGTTAACAGCGTAGGTATACTCTCCTCGGATGTCCTCTCCATCAAACTCGGGCCAGTTACCATCGCTGATCTGAATGACCCTCGGCCTTCGCCAGAACTTGAACACAGTCTGGTTGAGTTTTCTAAACATGGTGGTGTACATTTTAGTAATGGCTGTAGACCTGCGATCCATTCTAAAGTCACTCCCCTGTCGCACCACATTAACCTCCGTCGCGGTCCGTCGAGAGGAGGTATCAAACTCGCCAAGCTGATTACGGGAGAATCCGATAGACTCACGAGCGTTTCTTCGTGCGAACTCTGCTTCATTAAATAGCTGGAAGTTATTCGCTTGTGGGACTGGGAAGATGTCGTCTTTGTCTGCATTAGGATTTACCTCTGCTACCACACCAATATCAGGAGAGAGTAGTTTTTCCTTTTCCTCTATGTCCATCATTCCTTTTTTCATCAAAAGCTTGAACGCATTGATACGCCGCTGCTTACTGGCCTGAGCTGATATGTCACTTTGCTCAGCCTGATGAATCTTCAGGTAATCCGCTTGTGGTGTAGACCAGAATGTCCGAGGATGGCGTACGAACGAACCACTAACAAACGGAAGTCCATCCACCTGCATCATATCATCGTCCACACGGTGAACATTCTGATCACTTATCACCACAACCTTACCGTCTATGGCGGAGTGAATTTCCCACAATTCAATAAACTCCGCATTTTTCGGTCCCATCGAAGTACGTCCAAGTGTGTTTGTAAAAGTGTTTCTATGGGATCGTCGGACTGAGAGTTTAGTGTAGGATTCGACAAAATCCTCCATCGACATATTGGGTTCAACGTTGTGTTTGTTTCTGTACTTTGTGTCGGCTCGGAAATCATCAATATGTCTCACAATCCTGTGTGCACACCACGGTGCCCAGCGTAAATACTTCACTCCCCAAGGCACGAGAAAATCGTGGGGCAACACCGGCAAGATCCAGGGCATCCCCGGTCTAGCAGGACCATGCTCAAGTCTAAGTCCTCGTCGGGAGAACTGAGTAAGAGTAAGTCCCATTGGTTCTTCTGGCAATCCCACGTCTGACCTGGGTGCAAATCCATACTCACTATCATATCCAATCTTAACAATCCCACGTCCCCACAGAAACGCATGCAAAATCACATCCTGCATTATATCAGCGATCTCAAGCTCTGTCATGAGCCAATTATCAACTGCCTGCACGATGGGATACGTTTCTACGGAGCGTGGATCCAGACTACTGGGGGATATCCCGATGGCAGGATTGCCGACACCCAACCGACTCACCAACGCATCGCCCAGTTCTTCAATTAGATTCGGGCCATTCTCGGCACCCGAGTTAGGAAGGTTTGCATACATAGCTTCCAACAGGGCCCATTCGCTCTCACGTCCATATGTCCGTCTATACTCCAGAGCCTGGTCTAAACGAACCAACCAATCCTCTAGGGTGTGTTTCATCTTAATCAATTTGTATGATACCTTTCACCATAGAGGCCGGATTGAAGTCCAAGTTTCGACCCTGGTTGACAATCAAACGGGAAGCCTTTTTTACGCTCATGTCGGCCATAAAGTTGATGAATCAACGACGCTCCGCTACGTGAACTCTGGAACATCTCCGGAGTTTCAGGCTGCTCAACAAGCTCAGCGTGTTTCCAGAACTTCTGCTGATAAGCCAGTGCATCAACCAAGTCATCATGTGCACCACGCGGGAAGCTCAACAACTCCTGTCGCAACTCTGTCATCCACGGTTGGATAAATATCCTCGCCGCCTCAAACATCGGCTGCAAGCCGTAGACATGAGCCTTACTTTTGCGTGGAGGCTTAAGTTCTTCCACACTGAACCACTCGCGTTTCTCGGTCTGCATCTCTTTCAGCCAGTAGGCCAACGTCTTCTGATACGCTACAGTCTCAATCCCAACCTTCATTGGTTGGTAAAGCGTATTGTGAGTAAAAATCTGATCTATTAGTTTTTTGGGATTACATCTGTCTCTGAAATAGTCGAGGACGTAGATCCGAACTGTTCCAGGCAGAAGTTGAATGCCAGCAGTAAGCACCACATTATAATCAGGATCACTACCAGTTTCACTACCGTCATTCGGAGCTGGGTCCACGGTCGTAAAGGCAACCAAGCCTTGAGGCGGCTTATCATAGAACTTAATCCACTCATCTTGAAATACCCTCGTAGAAGGATTTATAGGCAAGTTTAACATAAGCGACGAGAACATATACTCGCCGACAGTGCTCCGTATTTCGTCAAGAACCTCATCATCGAACCGCTCAGGATAAACACACTCGCCATCATGTGAGGGAGTTCCATCCTCTAATTCTTTAGCAGCTCGACTCAGCCACTTATACTGTGGTTCTTTCTCCCTAATGTGACTAAACAAGTCACGTTCGGCCCATCGCGTACCAACCACAATCCGCCGATCCGTCTTAAAATCATTGAGAAGAAAGTGAGCAACCTTATGAAACCCAATTGCTTTCTCTACCTGTTCAGGCGTCGGCTCAACGACATCTCCAGTCATGTTATCAATTTCCGGTGCAACCGTATCATCCTCAATTATACACCTGTGGTGACGCGAGGTGACTTGAGTACCTGCACCAGCAGCCTCGAAAGTCGCATCGGCAATCGGAATAGTACGGGGCAAAGTTATGGCCTCGGTGGATAAAGTACTGGATGAGGTAGGCATCCTTTCCGGGAACAGTAACGGCAACAAAGGGCTCTCGAGAATAAGCTTCCGTATCGCTAAGAGCTTCTTTGAGGCGTTCGTAAAAGTATTTAGGACAATCATACACGTGAACGTATCGTCCAACATTGCACGCCATACTGGGTAGTAAATCGAGCATACCGTAGACTTTAACCAATCTCGTGGAAACACCACGGCAAGTCGTTTTTTCTCTGGATCCTGTAATGCATCACAAAGCGGCTTATGAACCTCGTAGCTGAGCCAACTACCTGCAAAGGAGAATTCGAAAACGCTCCGACACGCAAAAAAGAAATCCCTACGGAACTTCTCACGCGTTTCATCGAGGAAATGTTTTGAATCGAGCTTACCAAGCCAGTCAACCGCTTCGTGAGCACTATCAACCCGTTCCGGTGTTACTATGCTACTTTTTGCCACTTAGTCGAGCCGCGTCGTTCGTTGCTGTAGTATTGGTCATTACGGTAGTTTTACCACTACCACGTTTGCCTCTCATCCCCGCTCCCAGCTTGCCACCTTTCATCTTGTTTCTCAAATCAGCTTTCATCTTCGCCATTTGCATACTCCTCTGGTCGAAACTTCATTGGTTCACCAAAACATTCTTGTGAAGCCTGGTTCATCCGTTCAATGAGTTCACTCGACACATTGATATTAACATTCTGATTCGAACTCTGTTGTTTGGTTATTTTGGGATACCCAGCACGGTCAAGTATATCCATCGCAGCGACTTGTCTGACCTTCTCACTACCACGCTGCATCAGGTCTACTTGAGTCTGTGCGGCCTGCGTTGCGTGGCGAGTCAAAACAGTCTCAGCAGTTTGGCGTTCCGTGATACGTTGTTCATCTACGGACTTCTCAATACCGTCACGCCGCCTAGCAAGCTGATGCTGAAACACATCCGAGTTAAGGACGTTACCAACACCTTCAGGAGTCATACCCACTTCGTGAGCAATCTCCGTGCGTGTCAGCCCATCCAGTGCTAGGCCCATTATATGCTGGTGTTTCTCTGTCAATCGTTTTAATTGATGCATTAGACGTACCTCGACCCCCCGTTACCATTAATATACCGCCATCCTGATGAGTGTCAAACCCCAAGATCGCTGACCACAAAGAACCTCGCAACCCTCCACTCTAACTGAATGTGCAGTCCGCGGCCTCAACTTCCCCTCACGTTGGGTGAATCACCGCCCTGGGTGATGTTCCTGGACTTCCGCTCCAGTTCTATACTCAACACAGGAATAAGTTCTGATGTTGAGGTAGTTTCTGGCTTGTTCACATTTTGAACACAGATATAGTTCGGGGCTTACACCACAAAGTGGTTCACCCCTTAACATCCTCATTTTTTCAAAATTTGATATATTTTCAGAGTGGCCTTAATTATATATATCGGGTGGGGGCCGGGGAGGGCCCCTCCCATCCACTCAGAACGGGCAGGAAAAAATTTTGTGAATTTTCTCATTTTTTATTTGACATTGAATGGTTGTGTGCTATACTTGTAATAGTGACAGGCGTTACGGTAACACCTGCAAAACTAACCTTTTTTCAATAGGAGACGAAACAATGAAAGAGGTAACAAAGAAAGTAGTATGGGACGCAAAAGGTGAACGTGGTGGACCCATCGAGGGGACAAAAACTGTTATGGTCCCCGAAAGTTGGGATGAGTTGCAAACACTCAGTGAAGCCGACCGGGACGAAATGTTCAGAGCGGCAGTAACTCAATACGTTACCACCGAATGCAATCGCTACCGTGAGGGCGAGCTGGCCATACCGGACAGGGAAACCGTCAAAGCATTGGACCATTGGTTTTACAATGACATGCCCGAAGACGAGTTTCCTGTACACAAAGGGACGATTGCAAAGATCAAGAAACTCACTGGAGAGGATAGGAAAAAGGCTATCCGCAAGTTTCTTGACAAAGTATCGCCACTCAACAGGTAGCATTAACGCCGAAGCGGGCAGGCCAGAAATGGCCTGCCTTTTCACAACCTCAAGGGTGG